GTCACGCCGGTGAGCACGATGGCCACCGCACCGATCAGGCCAACGACGGCCTTGATCTTGGCCGATATGGGCAGGGTGAGCATTGCCTTCGCCTTTCTCGATCTGTCGACATATTCGGTTCCGGTCTGAGGGGGCCACCTCCCAAACCCGTCACAAGATCGACAACGCAAAGATGGCCGTGACTGTCCGGGGCGCCCGCTATGGTGCAAACGGCGCCTTTGCGTTGGGCCTCCCGCGCCGGTGCGCACCAGTGAGCGGGCGGCCGATCTAATCGCCGGTCTCGACTCCCTCGTCCCAAATACCGGGGCGGCTTGTGGTGTCGCGGTAGCTCGCCTGGGTGAACCGCGCCGGCCTCGTGGCCGGAAGTCAGGACATCGCGCGGGCCAGCTGGTCATCTATCGCGGCAATTGCGACGTTCTCGATCGGCATGCGCGTATCCTTCACAGTGAGTTGAGGCGGCCGGCCACCGGGGAAGGGTGGCCGGCCGCCTTGCTGTCTGGCGTCACAGCGGACCCCAACGAACCGCGGCGTAGAGCAGGCCGAGGATCGCCGCCCATGTGACCGCGGCGAGGATCAGGCCGGCGACCAGGCCTCGCGTGCTCACGGATCAGGCCTCCTCGGCGGGGTCGGTGAAGTGGGTCCGGTCCTCGTCCGGTGCCCGCTCCCGCTCACGCTCACGGCGGGCGCGCAGGTCGGCGCGGTCGGCGGCCAGGTCGGGGTATGAGCCGCGCTTCAGCCGGCCGAACAGGTCGAGCGCGGCCTCAGTGGCGCCAGGTTCGCGGGCCAGCCACCGCAGGAACTGCTCGTCGGTCGCCGCGGGTGCGACCCCGTCGACCGCGTCGCGGAGCGAGCCGAGCCGGGCGTGCCACTTCTCGGCGGCGTTCGATGCGGCTGTTTTCATGGCGTCGCGTTCGGCCAGGAACTCCTCATGGCCGGTTTTCGTCATCGCCGCCACCCCCTTGCATGTAGCGCTCGTGCGCCTGGTACGCGGCGTAGTGCTCGCGGGCCAGGCGCAGGTTGTGGAACGCCTGCCGAAGATTGGATTGCACGACGATCAGATCGTCGCGGGAGATGCCGGGCGCGCGGGTGTGGCTGACGACGGACAGCAGGGTTTCCGTGATCGCCTCCAGGGTGGCCAACCACCTGTCAGGCTCGGCCGGCGCGGGTTGGGCGGCGGCAATGCGCTCCGACGCGTCGATGGTCGCGCCTACTAGGTCGATCATCGCGTTCCATGCGTCGAGCGCCGCGCCCATCGGGTCGGGTGGCGCCTTCGGTCGGTCGGCGTCGTTAGGCTGGTCTGTCATCGCCGTGCCCTCCTTCTCTGGGTCGTAGTGGTGCGGCGACAGCAGCCGGCCCGTTCCTTGCCGTCCGGGCCGGCTGCGCGTTTCTAAGGGTGTGGGAGCTGCCCGGCCCGGCGGGTTACGGCGGTATGCGGACCGGGCCGGGCAGCGTTTCGCGCGCCCACTAGGGCACGCCGGGCGGCGTGCGCAGGGGCGAACAGGCACCCGCCCTTACCGCCGCCGGGTTCCCCCTGCGGCAGCGGCTTACCTGGGGGCCTGGGGTGCGGCACGTCGTTGATCCGGCGCTCGTCGTCCCACATCATCAGATACACGCGTATGTGCCGTAGTCGTAGAAGTCCCGGTTGGCCTTCGTCCACGTCGGATAGTCGCCTTCGGTGTGCCAGGCGCTGATCCGCTGCACATAGCCGTTGCCGTCTCTGATGTAGGCGTACGGCTTGCGGCTCTTGGGGACGGAGAGGATGCCGGTCTGCCAGTTCAGCTCGTCGAACCAGTTGATATAGACGGTGGTGGACGAGAGCGCCACGTTTTCCGGCTGCTCGACTCGCACCTGCAGGACGTAGGAGTGGCGTTGCCCGTCGCTCGCATGGTTGGTGACGTCGATGTAGTCGATGTCCGCGTTGGTGCTGCTGAAGCAGTAGGCCACCTGCGCGAAGAACTGCGCGTCGAGGTTGTACGTGTAGTCGACCTCGTCACAGCTCGGGCTGCCGGCGCATGGTGTGCTCGCCGCCGCCGGTGCGGCGACCAGCACGCCGAGCCCTAGCGCGAGCGCTGCTGTGATCGTTGCGAGGCGCCTGGTCACGACGCCACCGGCTCGCGGTCTGGGTAGCCGCCGAGCACGCGCCGGCCGGACAGGTAGGCCTCGAACACGGCGCGCTCGAAGATGAATGCACCCTTGACGCCGGGGAGCTTGATCGCGCCGGGGAGCTTGCCCTGCGCGGCGAGGCGCCGGGTCTGTCTCGGGCTCTTGCCGATCCGCTCGGCGGCCTGGTTCGTGGTGAGCATGGGTCCGGTCACAAGACCCATGATGGTCATATGACCGGTCGGGGTCAAGTGACCGAAGTAGTGGATTTCCTAGTCCGTGCCTACTTGACCGAATACGGACATCGCGCTTACGGTGGCCACATGACCCAGAAACATGCTCCGAGAACCGCGGCCTTGACCCGTCTCGGTGTGAGGTTGCACCCCGCCGAGATCACCGAAGCCTGGTACGGCCAGGACTGCCCGGCCTCACTCGACGCCAGCAACCTGTCTCGCCGTATCCGCTGGCAGTGGCGCGTCGCATGCCTCCTGCGAGGAGTGAGGCCATGACCGCCGAGCCGACCGTGCCGGATTGGACGCTGGGCTGGCGGCTGCGCCGGGCGCTGGATTTCGCCGGCGTGACGGTGGCGGAGATGGCCGACGAGCTCGGGGTGGGCCGGACCACGGTGTCGGGTTGGCTGAACGATCCAGACCGCCACGTCCGGCGGGTGTACCTCCGGTACTGGGCCGACCGCTGCCGGGTGCCGCTGGATTGGCTGGAGTTTGGGGAGCTCCCGCGGGTGGACTCGAACCACCAACCTGCCGGTTGGGGCATGGATCACTCGGGGGTGGAGCAAACCGCCGCAAACATCCCCGCGGAGCGACTGAGCAAAGCCGAGATCAAGGCGTTCCGGGTCGCGCTGAGAGGCGCGGTCCCGCCCTATGATCCGCCGAACGTCCGACTCGATCCCGTCCGCTCGGTCCGTCCGACTATGGCCGATCGCCCGGCCTCACAATGAGCGCGCTGCCGGCTACCGTCCGTGCGGGGGTTGACGAGCTCGGGGCGGGCGCGGGGGAGAACCATGGGGATGCCGGGGTGGGTGTTTTCTCGCTGCTGTCGGACGAGTCGACACGGTGGGCCGAAGCGATCGCGGGTTACCTGCTGTGGCTTCGGGCCGGCGGCGTGCGACCGGGCACCATCGACCTCCGCCGGTGGCAACTGGGCCACCTGCGCGAGGCGCAACTACGGCGGTCGCCGTGGACGGTGACCACCACGGACCTAGTCCGGTGGCTGTCCGCGCAGGCCTGGGCGCCCGAGACGCGCAAGTCCTACCGGACCACCCTCCAATCGTTCTACCGCTGGGGTAAGGCCGCCGGGCACGCCAGGCGAGATCCCGCCGCGGCGCTGCCGCCGGTGCGGACCATGTCCCCGCCGCCGCGGCCGACACCCGAGCAGGTGCTCACCGCGGCCGCCGCGTCCGCGTCCGACCGTGACCGGCTGATCCTGCTGCTGGCCGCCTATTCCGGGCTGCGCCGCGCCGAGATCGCCGGGCTGCGATGGGACGATCTGTCCCGCGGGCCGAGCATCAGGGTCCGCGGCAAGGGCGGCCGCATCCGGCTGGTGCCGTTGCACCGGCGGGCCGCCGTGGAACTGTCCCGCGAACGGCGCCGGCGCCGTGGTGGAGGGTGCGGCAGCGGATACCGGTACGGCGGCGCCCACCAGGCGACCTGGGTGTTCCCAGGGCCGTCCAGCGGCGGGCACGTCACCGCGGCCACGGTCGGGAAGATCGCCTCCCGGGTGCTCGGGCCGGGCTGGACGCTGCACACCCTGCGCCACCGATTCGCCACCAAGACCTACGCGAACACGCGCGACCTGCTGGCCGTGCAAGCCCTGCTCGGGCACTCTAAGCCCGAGACCACAAAGCGCTATACAGAACTCGCCGACGACGCGCTCCGCGCCGCCGTGCGATCGCTCTAACGACCCAGAGGAGAACACCATGGAAGCACTGCTCGGATTCGCCCTCACCATCGCCGCCTGCGCGTGGCTCGCGCTCACCATCTGGTTTGTGGTGATCGCCATCCGGTTCCTCCGGTCCGGCCGTAAGGCCTTCGATCGTTACGTCGAGCTCACCGCTCACCAGGCCGTCGCGCAGCCGGCAATCTGGGCGCAGGACACATCCGATAGCAGCCACCTCCGCGCCTCCTCGCCGCCGGCTTACCCGCCGCCGCCGAAGTGGTGACCTCATGCCATACAAGATCAGTAAAGCGATCGGCTGGTGGCTGGCGCTGCTGGCCCTGATCCTGCTGGCCATCGCCGCGCTGCGAAACCCCGGCACCGGCGACGTGCCGGACCGACCGCCGGGAGTGACGCCAGCGAGCTCGCCCGCCGCCGCGTTCGGCGCTGGAGGCTACACGTCACCGGCCGGCGTCGGAAACCCGATCGCGCTCGGCGGGTGCGTCGTCCGCTTCGACACCCTCTCGCCGTCCGGCAAGTCGGTGGTCCCCCGCATCCACGCCAACAGCGCCCACCAGTGCGTCGGGATCACCTCGGTGGCGGCGGACTGGACGAACGGCGACCTTATCGTCACCGCTGACGGTGGCAACGACGTGGTCACATTCCTGGTCGGCAGCGACGAGAGCTTCGCCCAGCGCGGCATCATGTGCGGGCCGTCCGGCGGCGGGACAACCACCCGGATCAGCTGCTACCGCGGCGGGGTGAAGGTGCCCGCCTACTCGCTCCAGCTCTACGGGCCGGGCATGAATCTGTGGCTGATCGCCCTATGGTGGGCGGCTTAACCGAACTTCGTCAGCGTGATATGCGACCCCTTCTTGAGGGTCGTGCCGCCCGCGTCGAGGGTGTTCTGCGCCCATCGCAGCGCCACGTTGCCGGCGGTGCCGGCCGTGTAGAGGTAGCCGCTCATGGTGAATCGGTCGCTTCCGCCGCCGGTGCCGCCGCTGCACGAGACGGCCTGGATGTCGGCCTCGGTGTAGCGGGTGCCGTTGTCGGCGGCGCCCATCACCGCGCAGATCGCCCGCAGCACCGTGGACGCGGGCAGCGTCAGATCGAACTTGAAGTCGGGCACCGTGCCGGACTCGATATCTAGGAACATGTCGATCCGGTACATCGAGTTGGCGTCGACCGCGATGCCCTGAATGTCGGTGTCGGTGCTCAGCGTCGAGTCGCTGTTTATCGTCTCGTTGGCGGTCTTGAAGGCGGCCCGCGGCTGCAGCCACTTCATAACATCGCTCGCGGTGAGGACCTGGCCTGGGCTGAAAACCTGCATGGTGTCGGGTCTCCTCAGTAGGCGAGTGCGTTGTTGTCGAGCTGGCCGAGGGTCGGGTGGTCGAGGATCAGATATGCGGTTTTCGTCGCGGCCTGCAGCTGCCAGGTGGTCAGCCACGAGTCGGGGGTGGCGTCGTGGCTGACGCCGACGATGAACACGTCGCGCTCGATCAGGCCGCCGCCTGGTGGGCGGCGCCGCACCGTGATCCGGTCGCCGAGCCTGCGGCCGAGCACCTGCGGGAACAGGTTGGCCGGGTCGGTCGCCGGGTTGATCACCAGCGCGTCGAAGCGGTACTCGGCGCTCTTGGCCTGCGCCAGCACATACTGCGCGTAGTTCAGCGCGTCCGGGTCGGACTGCATGAACAGCTCGGAGGACGGCGTGTAGGTGTGGGTGAGGTATTTCGCCACCGATGCGGCGTCGGTGGCGACCTGCTCGGCGCCGCCAGCGCGGGTCACCCGGATGTTGTTGAAGATCTGCTCCTCGTCATAGGCCGGCACAATGTCGAAGTAGGGCAGTTCGGCGCCGGCGTCGCCGAAGGTGGCCTGCGACGTGTTCGACCGGGCCTCCTCCAGCAGGCCATGCCGGCCGCGGAAGAACGCCCGCCCCGCCTGGTCTATGTAGAACTCGCCGGCCTCCGTCTCGGCCACCAGCTGCAGCTCGGTCAGTCCGTCGCCCTCCAGCGTGGTGGCCTGCACGAGCGTGTCCCCGTTGGCGACCAGCCGGTCGGGGACCGGCCACGCCACCGAGGTAAGGACCCGGTTCATCCGCGCGCTGGTGTTCTCACCCGACCCGACCGACCCGACCGCGGCCCGCTTGTAGGCCGCCAGCACCTTGAAACCGTCCGTCGCGGTTAGTGACACGTCCGCGTAGAGGTCGCCCTTCTCGTAGCCGGGCAGCCACGCGTCGGCGAACCCGCGCCACACGTCGTAGGTGACGCCGGCCCAGGTGGCGCGCAGCCGGACCACCCGCATCGGCTCGACCTGGGTGACGCCGCCGGCAGCATACGGGCCGGCCAGGTTCGTCGGGTCGAACCGGCGGTCGGTGTTGTTGAGCCGCGCCGACAGCTGCCCGGCCTCGTATCGCACCAGCGGGCCGGCCAGCCGGGACGAGGTGCGCTGGGTGGACACCTCGTGCAGGTACGCCGTGACGTCGGTGAGGACGTCGTCGGGGGCCAGCGTGTTCGTGTCGAGGATGCCCCGCGCCGGGTCGTCGAGGTGCAGATAATTGCTCGTGCCCGCGCCGGCGGTGAAGCCCACCTCGAAGATCAGCGTCGGCATGGATGCCATCAGGAGAACGCCCGAATTTTTATGCCGGCGTTGTTTTTGGCGTAGCGCTGCAACGCGGCGACGAGCTCGCTCACGTTCTGCACGCCGTGCAGGTGCACGCCGCCATTGATGGTGATCCCGCCACCGGCGACGCCGGTCGAGGCGGGCACCCGCGGCACGATTCTGCCGGGGCGGTCGGGGACGAACAGCTCCGGCCGGCGCTCACCGACGACGAACGCGCCGCCGGGCCACACCGGGCCGCCGTGCTGCCTCGCCTGGCCGCCGCCGCGGCCGTTGTGAAAGACGGTGTTATGGAAGACGGTGAGGGTGACCGTCTTGTCGTGGACCGAGGCGAGCGCACCCTTGGCCCGGCGCAATGCCGACTCCAGGTCGTGAATGTTTCCGAGGATGCGAATCCGGCGGGCGGTGTTGAGATCCTTGCGTTTGAGCTCCTGCCGGGCTGTGGCGATCTTCGCCTGAAGATCCTTTATGTCGGCCTTGAGCTTGACCTCCTTGCGCATCGCGTCGAGGGCCTCGTCCCACGACTGCGTCTTCGCGATGGCGGCGTCGAGGGACCCCAAGACGCCCGCCTGGAACTTGTCGAAGCTCTTCTCGGCGGTCTTCAGTTTGGGGCCGATGCCCGGCACCCAGCCGAACGCGTTGGCGGCGCCGTGGACAATGACCCCGGCGAAGCTCAGGAAGTTATCCGCCACCTGGCGCAGGATCTGTGCCGTGATGTTGCCGAAGGTGACCACCACGTCGGCGATGGTCAGGAACGCGGCGGCGATCTCTAGCCCGTTGTCGTTGACCGACTTGGCGAAGCCCTCCACCGCCGGGATCGCCGTGTCTGTGGTGAAATCAGCAAGACTCTTCAGCGCCGGGGTCGCGGCGAGCAGGATCGCTTCGCCCATCTCGGCGAGGGAGGCCTTCGCGCTGGCCACCTTGCTGGCGAGGGTGCCCTGGCCTTTCGCGTATGCGGCCTGTGCATCCGCGGACTTCTCAAAGATCAACTCTTGGGTGGCTATCGCCTCGGCCTGCGCCAGCGCCGAGCCGGTCAGCTCGTCCTGGCCCTTCTTGGCGAGCCTGGCCTGCACGTCGGCCTCGCTGATCGAGATGCCCAGGCCCTTCAACGCGTCCCGTTCCCCGAGCATCGCGGAGGCGAGGATCTGCGACACCTCCGCGGCAGAATGCTGCCCGCCGGACCATTGCGCCAGCGCACCGGACAGCCCAACCGTCGCGGTGGACATCTTCGTGGCCTCTTCGCGGCTGAACTTCATGGGGATCAGCAGGTCGGCGAAGTTCGCGGCAAGCCCGGTGGCCTGCCGGCTGGTGAGGCCCATCGCGTGCGCGTTCGCGGCGGCCCATGTCTCCACCTTGCCGATCTGGCCGCCGAAGACCGTCTTGGCCTTGCGGTCCATCAGCTCCAGGTTGCCGGCCATGTCAAGGATCTTGGGTACGGCGATCGCCGCTCCGATGCCAACCGCGGCCACGCCGGTGGAGAAGATTCCCAGGCCGCGGGTGCCGACCCGGCTAAATACGCCTACCTTCGACTGGAGGCCGCCGAGCTTTTTGCCGGTGCCGTCCGCCGCCCGGCTGATCTTGTTGAAGGTGCCGGAGGCGCGGTCGCGGGCGAGAACGTCGAACGCGAGGGCGTCAGGCACGTCTGCCGGCCTCCTTTCTCCATACGTCGACGTAGGTTTCGATCAGCCGGTCGGACAGCCCGCCGAGTTCCGAGTAGGCGATGCCGGTGGCGACGCTCAGCTCGACGAGTTCGCGGAGCCGCCCGGCCCGGTAGGGTCCGGCTTCTTGGCCTCCTCGTCGTTGACGAACTCCGCGGTGACGATCCGGTCGATGAGCTCCTCGAAGCCGCCCTCCTTGCCCTGGGCGATCCACGCCGCGTAGTAGGTGTGCTCCCGATGTCGGCAATCCTGCAGCGCCAGCTCGAAGCGGCGCTCCACTTCGACCTCGATCCTGGCCGTCAGCGGGTAGGTCTTCTCCACCCCGTCGACGTAGGTGACTTTCAGCGTCATTGCCATCGGCTGGGCCTCCTCATCGGATCGCCGCGGCGATCTTGCGGGCGATCTCGTCGAGGACCCGCACCATCTGAGCGCGCACGCGCGGCGCCCCGGCCTCCATCGGTTTGGTGAACCACCCCGCGGTGACGTGCTGAGTCACGAAAGGAGGGTGGCCGTACACCAGGTGCCGGACGCTGCCGCGGTCGATGCGCCGCAGTTGCGGCATGCCCTTGGCCTCGATGCGGACCCGCGGGTTTCGGCCGCCGCGGCGCTTCGTCGTCAGCCGGGCGCCAGCGACCCGCGCGGCCAGCCCGCCTCGCCGGGGCAGCACGGCCAGCGCGGACGCCTTCGCCTCCGCGCGCAGTGGCACCGCGGCCCGGTTCAGCCCGGCGGCCAGCTCGCGCTGCAGGTCCTTGTCGGCGGCCTGCCGCAGCGCCCGGGCCAGAATCCCGAACTTCTCCGCGCCGACGATGCGGATCTCGACGGGCATTCGGTCAGCTCGTCGGGTAGGTGATGCCGGTCTGTGAGGCGTTCCTGAAGATCGCCGTCATCACCGACATTTCGCCGACGTCCCCGTCCAGCGGGTTGTAGCTGAACAGCAGCGCCGACATGACGATGCCGGGGTTGGTCGCGGACCGGGCGCCGCTGGTCGCCCGGATCTCCACCGTGACCGGCGTCTGCGAGCCGATCAGCGGCTGGAGCGTGGCGTGGACCTTCCCGGCGGCGAAGTTCTGGAAGAACCCGATGGTGATCGTCCCGTCACCCAGGCCCTTCGCTGTGACCTTGTTCGAGGCACCGAACGCGGTGGCGTCCTTCTCCTCCCGCATGTCCTCGATGGTCACGTGGTTGCCCTGGTCGGACAGCGTCACCCCGTTGATCGAGATGAACGCATCGGTGAGCGTGAAGGCCATCAGTCAGCCCTTCCTCTTCGATGTTGGCGGCTTGTCGACGCGTTCGATATGGCCGCCCGAGATCAGCGCGGCCTCGTTCTCTTTCAGCAGCGCCGCCTCGAACGTCTCGCCCTGCGCCACGGCGTAGTTGTCAGACAGCACCCGATAGGTGCGGGGGACGAGCTCGACCAGGCCCGAGTCGAGCCAATCCCTCTCCTCGGTCGCGGTGAACTCGCGCTCGAACACGCCGGCGGCGAAGACACCCACCGCGGCCGGGGTCAGCGCCCGGTATGTGTTCGCCATCACGGCGCCTGCAGTTTCAGACATTCAACCGTGCCGTTGGTGGTCGTTCCGGTGTAGGTGATCTGGCAGAGCCCGGTGGTCGGGTCTTTGTAGAGTCCGGCGGATATGGGGCCAATGAACTCGTCGCCCGTCGTGGCCGGAATCACCTTCGTGGTGGGCGCGTAGGCCGCACCCGGATACGGCGACGCGCTCGCCGGGATCGCCAGACTGACGGTGTAGGTCGCCGCGTTCGTGTTCTTGAAGTGCAGGACGATGTCGTCGCCGACCTCGCACGCGTCGCCGCCGCCGGCCACCGCCTGCAAGCTGGAGCTCAGGCCAGCGCGGGTTATCTGCCGTGTGGGCAAAGTTGCCATGGTTAGACTCCCGTTCCTCTGATGTCGAGGGTGAGCGTCGCGGCCTGGTAGTCGGTGCCGGCGATGCTCTCCACGTCGAAGGCCCAGCCGGTGCCGCGGACGGTCGCGAACGCGGTGTACGTGCCGGACTCGATCACCTGCTTGAACGAGCGCGCCCCTGACCCGTTGACGTAGAGGGCGAGCCGGTCGCGGGTGGCCCGCACCGACACCTTGCCCTCGACGATCCGCACCGGGAGGGTGAGCTGGTCCAGGCCGCGGGCGAACGCGACGTCGAAGCCGTACTCATCGGGATAGCCGATGATCACCGCGGGTGGCTCGACCCGGTCCGGTGGGTAACGGAACACGTTCAGGTCGGGGATCGTGTCGAGCCGGTCGCCGATCTGGTCCATGACGGTGGCAAGGTTCACCGCGGTCCACCCCCATGCCCGGCCTGCAGGTGGTCCTCGTACCGCGTGGTGAGTCCTTCGATCTTGCCGTCGACCTGGCCGACCTTCGTTTCGGTGCGGTCGATCACATCGCGGAGGCTCCGGCCCTGGTTCGGCTGGACCTCGCTCTGGATGCTGGCGACCGGCTCGGCCACCTGCTTGCGCAGCCACTTGCGCAGCCACACCACGCCGGCGGCGATCGCCACGATCACCACGGACAGCTGAGCAAGCAGGCCGAGCGCCACCCCAACGTCGACCTTCATGCGGCCGCCCACCAGCGGATGTAGTCGCGCAGCGACACGGCCACGTCGGGGTCGAGCCGGGACAGCAGCCGAAGCCCGGTGCCGAAGTCGGTGGAGCCGGCCACGCCGTAGGGCGAGGTGCGGCGGGCGAACAGTCGCGAGCCTTGCAGGAGGGTGGCTTCCTTCACCGCGACCGGCGCGGGCTGTATCCAGCCCCACTTGGCCAGCATCGTTACTTCGTTCTCCTCGGTGCCGGTGGGCCTCGCCGCCGATTCCGGCTCGATGAGTAGCCGCTCGTACGGCTTGCCCACCTTCACCGCGTTGACGGGTTGGAGCTCGAAGACGTCCACGGTGCCCGCGGTGACCGTCACGGCCAGGCCGGTGACGTCTTGCAGGTCGTCGAACACAACCACCCACCGGCTGAGGGGGCGGCTCCAGCGGGCCGTGTAGCGGCGCGTCTCCGCGGCGGCCACCTGGCCGAACTGGCGGCCAGTGTGCTGGTCGACGGCGCGGGATGCGGCGGTGATGGCGAGGGCCAGGAACGCGTCGTCGCCGGCGTCACTGATCGAGACGAAGCTCTTCAGCTCCGCCGTCGTGCAGTAATCCGGCTTCCACGGCACCGCCGCATCCCTCCGATCGCCCCTTACGCGGCGTTGTTCTGCAGCAGGGCGTACGCCTTGCGGTTCTGGATGTTGCCGTCCGCGCGCTCCCACGCCACGTACTCGACCTGGCCGAAGTTGGCCCGCGAGTACGGGTTCACGACCATCGCGAACTGCGACACCCGGCGGATGACGTATGCCTCGGTCAGGTCGCCGAGCACCACGGCGCGGGCCGACAGGGTGCCGATGCTCGGGGCGCCCTGATCGATGACGACGGGGTAACCGAGGAGGGTGCGCCGGCGCTCCTGGTCCTGAATGCCCGCGTTGGCGTCGAACAGCAGCGGGCGGCCCGTGGTGTCGACCACCGCGCGGCACTTCATCCAGCTGGCCTTGTTCATCACCCATTGCGCGTTTTGCTCGTACGCGGGGTCAAGCGCCGTTTCCAGGTCAAGCAGCTTCTGGTAGGTGACCGCGTTACCGGCGGCGAGCACCACGTCAGCGGTCAGGCCGGCGTGCATGATCCCGAACGGGAGGGTTGTGCCGGCGCCGGTGACCCAGTCGACGGCCTGCTTGCGGGCAATGCGGGTGCCGAGAATCCGGGCGAGCAGCGCCTCGATGTCGAACTCTGAGTCTTGCAGCAGCTCGACCGAGACTCGCAGGCCGGCCGACGCGTCGGCGCCGGTGGAGGTGTACTTCCAGGCCTTCATCGCGATGGTGCCGAACACCATGTCGGTGCCCGTGGTGAACGCCGCGCCCTCCGCGGTGATCGCGCCCACTGAGGCGGTGTCGTCGATCGAGGGGAACTCGACGTCGCCGCCGCGGTCAGTGGTGAAGCCGTCGACCTCGCCGGCCAGCCCGCCGTATGCCTTCTGCACCTCGACGAGCTTGTCGCGGAACTGCGGCGACACGAGGAAACCGCCGCCGGGGTCGGTGCCGACACCCTGCGCGTTCAGCAGGTCAGAGTTGGGCTTGCCGGTGCGCAGGTAGGCGTCGAAGGCCTGGTTGTAGGTGTCGTCGCGGCGGGGGAGGCCGGCGTACGCGACAGCGGCCAGGTCACCCGGCACGGGTGTCTCGTACGCCCGCTGGCGGGCCGCGATGTTCTGCGACCGCTGCGCGGCGACCAGCGCCGACTCGAGCCGCTCGTAACGGTTGGCCTGGTCGTCGGTGATGGTGGCCTCGCCGGCCGCCGTGGCGATCGTCGACATCTCGTCAACGATCTCGTCGATGGTCGTCGGGACTGGTGGCTCGCTCGGCGGGGCGGGCTCGGCGGGTGGCGGTGCGGCGGCCTGGCGGTTGCGCGGCGGTGCGGACTGGCCGTTACGTGGCGGCATGGCTTATTCCTTTGCCTTCGTCTTGGCTTGGGCCTTCGTGGCCGGCCGGCGCCGGCGCACCTCGCACTGGTGGAACCGCCACGCCTCGGACGGCGACAGCGGGCGCCCCTCTTCGGGGATGGCCACCATTTCGGCCAGGATCTCCTCGTCGGTAGCCGTCTCCAGCCAGGTCGAGTAGATGCCCTGGAAGTCGTGCCATTCCTCGATCGTTGCGGTGTCCTGGTCGTACGGCGCGGGCGGTGCGGGTGCGGCTGGCATCAGGCGGTCCTCTCTAGGTGTCGGCCGCGCCATAGGGCGGCGACCAGCGGAGCGCGGGCGCTGTAGTTGTCGGACTGGTCGCCCTCGGCCACCGCGGTGTCGGCCAAACCCG